TTCGACGACGCCTATGTCCAGCCGCTCAAGCGCCTCAAGGAGTTGCAGGGCACGACGGGGATCGAGCGCGAGATCCTGAACGCCAAGTTGGACGAGACGCTGCGCCTTGGCCGCGAACTGACGCCTGTCGAGGCGCAGATGATCGAGAACGGCATCAGGCAGGGCGATCAACTCTCGCGGGAACAGCAACTCCTTGAGCAGATCAGGGGGCCGATGGAGGCCTATGCTCGCCAGATGGAGGTTCTGAACAGCCTCCGCGCGAAGGGTGAAATCAGCCAAGCTGCCTACAATGCCCGGCTCGCTGAAATGGCGCAGTCCGCTGCCGGCACGGTCAGCGGCTTGCCCGGCGTCGATCCTGGCACCGGCCAGTCCTATGAGGACGTGGGCAAGGTCGCCGACGAGAACGCGCGCTATGCGAAGCAACTGGAGGATTTCTCGAACTATCGCGAGCAACTCCTCCAGATGGGCGTCGATTACAACGCGCTGGAGGAGGCGGCGCGGCAGGAGCATGTGAACCGGCTCGCCCAGATCGACCAAGCCCGCAAGGACACACAGCTTGCGGCGCAAGAGGAGATCATGGGGTCGCTGGTCAGCATCGCCGAGAACAGCCTCGGCAAGCAGTCCGCGATCTACAAGGCCGCGTTCGCGACCGAGAAGGCGGTTGCCATCGCCCGGTCCATCGTCGCGATTCAGACCGGCATTGCGCAGGCCTCGTCCCTGCCGTTCCCGGCCAATCTGGTCGCCATGGCCACCGTCGCGGCGCAGACCGCCAGCATCGTCGCGAACATCAGGGCGGTCACGCTGGCGTTCAAGGATGGCGGCTTTGTCAGCGGCCCGGGCGGCTCGCGCACGGACAGCATTCCGGCGCGCCTGTCGGATGGCGAGTTCGTCGTCAACGCGCAGGCGACAGCGAACAATCGCCCGCTGCTGGAGGCGATCAACAGCGGCGCGCAGGTAAGGCAGGCTGGCGCGGCCTCGGCGGCGGCCGGCGCGGCGGCGATGGGCCAGCAAGTCGTCGTCCAGCCGAACCCGGCCCCGCAGGTCAATATCCGCCAGATCAATGTGACCGACCCGAAGATGGTCGCCGATTTCTTCGCGACCCCCGAGGGCGAGCAGGTGTTCGTCAACATGGTCAACAACAACCCGGAGACGATCCGGCAAGCCGCGAATAGCTGATGCCGACTGAACCCGTCCTGTTGCCTCTGTGGCCGCGCCAAGGCGTCACGGAGACGCTCGAATGGCTGACCGATGTCCAGTCCTATGAGGATGGCTCGGAGGACCGCACCGAACTGCGCGCGGCCCCGCGCCAGACGTTCGCCTGCTCCTATTTCGTCCCCCCGGCGCTTCAACCGCTGATCACCAACATCGTCTATGGCTCGCGCACCCTGAAATGGTGGGTGCCGGTCTGGCCGCAGGCGCAGAACATCGGGGCGATCGATGCCGCGCTGACCACGCTGATCTGCAACACCCGCTATTCGGAGTTCTACGACGGCGGGAGCCTCCTGCTTTGGGAGTCGCCGACGAAGTATCAGATCATCGAGATTGACACCGTGGCGTCGGAGACGGCTATCGACCTCGCCGATGCCACCGAGGCGTTCGACGACGCATGGCTGATGCCGCTGCGCGTCGGCCGGCTGATCGGCAACCCCAAGCGCAGCTTCGATGGCCGCAAGTCCGTTCTCGAAATGTCGTTCCTCGCCGACGATTACAGCGCCTTGGATGTGGCTGACCCGCCGCAATATCTCGGCTTCGATCTCTATACCGACCCGGGCTTGCTGGACGGCGGTTCCACGACAGAGGAGATCGCGGCCGAGGTCTATGTGCACGACGAAAGCCTCGGGCTGGTGTCCTATCTGGCTCCATGGACGTTCAATCGGCCGACGCGCATCCACAAGATGATGGCGCAAGGCCCGGTCGAGGCTTGGGCGATGCGCGAGTTCCTGCATCGCCGCGCCGGCCGATCTGTCGCCTTCTGGCAACCGACGTTCGAATCCGACCTTCGCCTGAACGACAGCGGCGCGCTGACCACCGCGATCAGCGTCTATCCCGACGGCTACCAGACCTATGCCGGCGACCGGACGCACATCGCGATTCAGACCAAGGACGGGACGTGGTATCCCCGGGCGATCACCGGAACGCTCCTGCTCGGGGCCGACGAACTCCAGATCATCTTCACGCCCACCTTGGGCGGCATCAACGCCTCGACGATCAAGCGCATCTGCTTTCTCGGCCTTCGCCGCCTGAACGCCGACCGCGCCGAGATTCAGCACATCGGCACCGGCACGGCCGAGGTCGATTCGACGGCGTTCGATCTGGAGGCATATTTTCCGGTGCTGTCCGAAGGTGTCGATCTGGATTACCCTGCCCCGGGCGAGTTCTATCCCTACACGCTGACCCTCGGCCCCTATGACGGCGAGGCGGAACTGATCGCGGGCGACCCAGATGGCACCGGGTTCTGCCGGGCCGACGACTTCTTCTATTTCAACGGGGTCAAGTTCGGCACCGTGAAGGCGACAAGCTGGCCGGCCGGGACGGTCCTCTACACCCTCCCGCAAGGCGAGACGGTTGACGTGACCATCGAGAACACCGACGATCCCAATAGCGGCGTCACCGGGTCTTTCTTCGTCAAGCGCTGCGCCAGCGCCAACGTATTCGCCTGCTCGGTCCCGACCGTGGAGATCCAGCCATGAGCCGCACCATCGAACTCTACAAGATCGTCTCCGATGGCGTGGTCTATAATCTGACCAGCGCGGCCAAGGCGCAAAGCTACAACGGCGACACCTATGAGCCGGCGACCATCGGCCGCGCCGGCATTCAGACGAAGAACGAGATCTCGAAGGCCAATCTGGACGTTCGCCTGTCGCTCGATCACGCGCTTGCCATCGCCTTGCTCGGTCGATGGGCCGAATCGATCACGACGCTGACCATCTTCGCGAAGCGGACCAGCGGCACGGACGTGATCTGGAAAGGCCGGCTCGCCAATATCGTCCCCGAGGACGCCAGCGTCCGCATGGTGTTCGAAAGCATCTTCACGTCCATGCGCCGGCCCGGGCTGCGCGCCCGCTTCCTGAAAACCTGCCGGCACCCGCTCTATGGACGGGGCTGCTACCTCGATCACGCCGATTTCGCTGTGCCCGCCACCGTGACCGGCATTTCCGGGCTGACCGTGGTGTGTCCGGCCGCCGACGCGCTGGCTGACGGCTATTTCACCGGGGGGATGCTGGAGGCCCCGGACGGCACGCTGTCCTACATCACCAACCACGTCTCCAGCGCCTTGACGATGAACAGGATCTCGTCGGCGCTGGCGACCGCTTTCGCCGAGGAAGGGCCGGGGCTGGAGATCACGCTCTATCCTGGCTGCGACCACAGCTACGCGACGTGCCGCGACAAGTTCGACAATGACGACAATTACGGCGGATTCGATTACATACCGACGAAGAACCCGATGGGGGGTTCGTCAATCGTCTAGGGGGATCGCTCCGTGTTCTGGCTGATCGCTGTCTTTGTCGTCTCGCTGGTGATCGCCTTCGTCATGCCCCGGCCGCAGGTGCAGGCCCCGACGACGATGAGCGATGTCACCGCCCCGACGGCCGAGGTCGGGCGCGAGATCCCGGTGCTGTTCGGCACCCGCGATCTGGCCGGCCCCAACTCGACGTGGTGGGGCGCTGTTCGCACCGTGCCGATCAAGAAGAAGGGCGGCAAGAAGTGAGCGTGATCGTCACCATGCGCGACATCAGGCGGGCAAAAATGTGCTCGCGCGGCACCCGGGATTTCTTTCGCCGGCACGGCCTCGATTTCGACGACTTCCTGACCAACGGCATTCCGGCCGAGAAGCTGGAGGCGACCGGCGACGCCATGGCACGCCGGGTCTGCGAGGTTGCGCGTGGGCGGTAAGAGCAAAAAGGTCACGGTCGGCTACAAGTATTATGTCGGCATGCATTGGGTCTATTGCCACGGACCCATCGACAACTTCTCGCAGATCAGGGTGGACGACCGGCTGGCCTGGCAGGGCACGGCGACGGGCGGGACGATCAATGTCTCGGCCGAGAGCCTGTTCGGCGGGGAAAGCCGCGAGGGTGGCGTCTCTGGCGCTGTGGACGTAGCGATGGGCGGGATCGCCCAGACGAAGAACTCCTATCTGCTGTCGAAGATCGGCCCGAATATCCCGGCGTATCGCGGCGTCGCCGCCATGATCTTCAAGGACTTCTATTGGGGCAACAACCCCTACCTGAAACCGATCAAGGCGCGCGGCCAGCGCATCCACATCAGGCAGGAAGGCATCGCGCAATGGCGCGACACGAAGGCCGCGATCCCCGCCAGCCCCTTCGCCTCCTTCGATCTGGCGTCCTATTTCCCGGTGCTGACGCAAGGCGTGGACCCCAACTATCCGGTCCCGCCGAGCCTCTACCCGAACAGCATCACCATCGGCCCCTATACCAGCGATTGCCAAGTCATCGCCGGCAACGCCGACGGCTCGGGTTCGTGCCGGCCGGACGATTTCTTCGTGTTCAATGGCGTCCAGCAAGGCTCGTCGGCCGCCCCCATCTATCCGGGCGGGACCGTGCTTTACACGCTGCCAGCCGGTCAGACGCTGCTCATTCAGGTCAAGAACACGATCAACGAACTGTCGGGCGTCACTGGCGCGCTGACCGTCAAGTTCGCCGGCCGGCTGGACATGAACCCGGTCCACATGCTGCGCGAGTGCCTTACCGACCCGGATTGGGGGATGGGCTACACCGACGCCGATATCGACGCGCCATCATTTGAGGCCGCCGCCGATACCCTGTTCTCCGAAGGCTTGGGCATGTCCATGCTGTGGGACAAGCAGGCGAAGATCGAGGAGTTCATCAACGAAATCGTGCGGCACATCGACGCCGCGCTGTTCGTCTCCCGCAAGACCGGCAAGTTCGTCCTGAAATTGATCCGCGACGACTATGACCCCGGCGATCTGCTGGTCCTCGACGAGAGCAACATCAGCAAGATCTCGTCGCCTAGCCGGCCGGCGTTCGGCGAACTGATCAACTCGGTCAGCGTCACCTTCTGGAATGGCGACACCGGACGCGATGACTCGGTGACGGTGCAAGACCCGGCCGGCGTCCAGATGCAGGGCGGGGTGATCAATACCACGCTGGCCTACCCGGGCTTCACGCACAGCGGCACCGCGACGCGCGCCGCCGCGCGAGATCTCCGGGCGCTGTCCAACCCGTTCCTGTCGTGCACGGTCTATACCGGCGAAATCGGCCGCGACTTGGACATCGGCGACACCTTCATCCTGAATTGGGCGAAATGGCGGATCAGCGGCGTGATCATGCGCGTGACCGGCTACGCGCAATCGGACGGCAAGAGCACCGAGGTTCGGCTGACATGCGTCGAGGACGTGTTCGCGACGCCCTCGATCGCCATCATCGCACCCCCGGGCGATGGCTGGAGCAACCCGTCGCAACCGCCGTCGCCGACCGAGAACGACATCGCTTTCGAGGCCCCGTATTACGAACTGACCCAGATCAACGGCCAGTCGAACACGGACAGCGATCTCACCACCAACCCGCTGCAAGGCTATGTCATGGCGGCCTCGGCTCGGCCGGAGAACGCCATCAACGCCAAGTTGTGGACCGACGCGGGCGGCGGCTACGCCGAATCCGATACGATGGACTTCGCCCCAAGCGGCACGCTGGCGGCTGATCTGGACAAGACCACCGGCTCGGCGACGCTGGAGAACACCAGCGACCTCGATCTGATCACCATCGGCTCGTTCTTCCAGATCGGCGACGAACTGCTCCGCATCGATTCGGTCGATGTGGCGACCGGCGACATCACGTTCGGCCGTGGCGTTCTGGACACCGTGCCGCAGGCCCATGTTGCCGGCGACCGCGCCTATTTCTGGGATTTGTTCTCCGGCGTGGACCCGACGGAATATGCCAGCGGCGAGACGGTCGATGTCCGGGTGACGCCGATTTCAGGGGCCGGGCAAGTCGAACTCGCCGCCGCGCTGGAGCATTCGGTCACGCTCGATCAGCGCGCCTACCGCCCCTATCCGCCCGGAAATCTGACCATCAATGGCGACAGCTACGTCGATACCTTCTACGAGGGCGAACTGACCGTCGCTTGGGCGCACCGCGACCGCAAGCAGCAAACCAGCGGCGAACTGGCCGACCATTTCGACGGCGATATCGGCCCCGAGGCTGGCACGACCTATCGCGTCCGCGCTTATATCGACGACGTGCTGGCGGCCGAGGAAGATGATATTGCCGGCACCACGACGGCGATCACCCCGCCAGGCGACGGCCTTGTGAGGATCGAGGTCCATTCGAAGCGCGACGATCTGTATTCCTTGCAGGCGGCGACCCACGAGTTCCCCTATACCGGGTCCGGGTCGCTTCGGCTTATCGAGGAAAGCGAGGACTATCGCGTGGACGAGGACGGCAACATCAGGATCACGGAGGACTAGATGGCTGGCAAGCGCATCACTGATCTGGCAGCGGCCACCGCGCTTACCGGCGTCGAAATGGTCGAGATTTCGCAGCTTTCGGACAGCGTGACGATCACGGCGACGACGATCAGCGCCGCCGCGTCCGACAACAGCTTCAATGACAGCGCCACCGGCTTCGTCACGGCCGGCTTCGCTGTAGGCGACCGGGTAGGGGTCGCGGGCTTTACCGGCGATGTCGCGAACAATCTGGTCGTCGGCATCATCACCGCGCTGACAGCCGGCAAGATGACCATTGGCGGCACCGACGGCGATGTCATCGTGGACGAGGCCGCTGGCGACAGCGTGACCATCGCCAAGTGGGAAAGCCGGCGCGCCTTGTCCGCTGATCTGGGCGGTGGCGGGGCCAGCGGCCCGTCCGAGGTCGTCACCGAGACGACGACTGCCGCCGATCTGGACCCCGCGAACGCCGGCAAATATCAGCGGTGGACGAACGCCGGGGCCAAGACGCTGACCATCCAGCCGGAGGCGACGACCGCGCAGCCCGAGTTCGGGGAGTGGCATATCCGCAACCAAGGCGCGGCGGACCTGACCATCGCGCCCGGCTCCGGGGTGGTGATCAATGCTCCGAACAGCGGAACGCTGGTCGTTCCCATCGGGGGAACGGTGACGATCAAGCGCGCGGCCGAAGATCAGTTCGATCTCATGGGCCAGACGGTGGCGGCCCCATGATCCCCGGCATCATCGCTGGCGCAGCGCAAGGCGAGGCCGCTGTCGCCCCGGACGATCCCTATACGCAGGTGCTTGTCGGCTTCAACGCCGCGAACAATGCGACCAACTTCTCCGACGAAGGCCCCTACCGCCTGCCGGTGACTGCTATCAACCAAGCCAAGGTGACGGATACGCAGGCGAAGTTCGGCGGGACCAGCGGCACGTTCGACGGGAACAGCGACGGCTTCACGATGCCTTGGCATGAAGGCCTGCAATTCGGCTCCGGCGAATGGACCGTCGATGCTTGGGTGCGGCCGACCAGCTTGTCCAGCGCGCGCCTGATCGTCTGTGTCCGTTACGGCGATACAGCGGCAACCAACTCGTGGAGCCTCGCCATGGCGGCGGGCGGCGCGGCCGAGTTGATCATCAGCGACGGGACGACGGCACAGAACATCAATGGCGGCACGCTGACCAATAATGCGTGGAACCATGTCGCCGCCGATGTCGATGCGACCGGAAAGGCCAGGCTCTATCTGAACGGCGTCATGGTCGCCTCGCAGGCCGGTTCCATCGCACCGCAAGATCTGCGCCGCCCCCTCAACATCGGTTGCATCGGCACTACGCTCAATGCCTCGTGGCTCGGCCAGATCGACGAGGTTCGCATCCTCAAGGGCCTTGCGGCCTACGCCAGCGACGCCGGATTTACCCCGGAAAGCGCGCCGTATATCCGGCCGGCAACCGATCTTGTCCCTGATGCCGATGCGGCTTTCGCGAACGTTGTCCTACTGCTCGGGTTCGATAACACGAACGAGCCTTATGCCGTCACCGATGACAGCCCCTCACACAAGCCGCTGGAAGATCGCTTGAGCGACGCGGCCGGCTCCGAGATTATTTCGACGTTCGCCTCTATTGGCGGTCGTCGCTGCCTGCGAACCTCTGGCAACGGCTACGCCGCCTTCGCCGACAGCGCGGATTGGGTGTTCGGCACCGGGCCGTTCACCGTCGAGTGCTGGTTCTGGGATGATGGCTCCGGGACGTGCTCGCTGATCACGCAACGAACGGGTGGTAGCGGGGCCGGCATCGTGTCGTGGGGAATTAACCCCCTTTCGGATAATTCGATTGAGTGGCTGGCGTCCGACGGGACCAATACCGTCCAGTTCGCCACGGCCGCAGGCATCTACCCGGAAAGGACGTGGAACCACGTCGCGGTCGATAGGGATGGCACCGGCAAATATCGCCTCTACGTCAACGGCAAGATGGCGGCGTCCTCGACTTCGACAGTCCAGAACCTGCGCGATGACAGCCGCCCGCTGACTATCGGCAACGCCTCGAACTCCAGCCTCGATTTCACCGGCTATATCGACGAGTTACGCGTGACCAAGGGCACGGCGCGCTATGCCAGCGACGCCGGCTTCATGCCGCCTCGCAAGTGTTTCAGCCGGAACGAAGGGGGCGTGCCGACATGGAGCGTGGACCCGTCGATCACGTCGGCGTCCGGCTATTTCGATGTCGGCGACGTGCTGACCTGCAATCCTGGCACAAGCACCGGCCGGGCGCGCTTCGGCTATACCTATCAGTGGCGGCGCGCCGGGATCATCATCGGCGGCGCGACATCATCGACCTATGTGCTGACCGTCGATGATGTCGGCACCACGATCACCTGCACGGTGACGGCGACCAATTACGAAGGCTCGGCGTCCGCGACGAGCGACGCTGTTGGCCCGGTCGGGATCGTTGAATATGATACCGGCGATCTGGCCCCGGCCGGCGATATGCAAAGCGGGACTGATGTGCTGATCCCGTCTGGCGACATGCAAAGCGGCGGCGACGCCCTGCTCTGGAGGGAACGAGTGTAATGGCGGACAAAGCGATTGGTGATCTGACCGAGATCATGGCCATCGACCCGGACGATTATCTGGTCGTCGAGACGGCGGCAGGGAACACCCGCAAGATCAAGAAGTCGAATATCGCCATCGAAGGTCGGTTGCAGCCCACCTTCGTCCAGAAGGGAACGCTTCGCCTCGACGGCACGATCTCTCTGCCTGTTGCGCCGACTGTCGGAAATCTGATGGTCCTTGTGACCGCAGGATTCGGGACCAGCCTGTTCGGCTATGCCCCGGCCGGCTTTGCTCCCGGAGCCAAGTTCGACAGCAACGCCAACAACAGCGTCATGGTCTGGACCCGCCGCGTCCAGTCCGGCGACACCGGCTCCTACGCGATCACCGCCTCCGATAACCAGCAGGCCGTCCTCTATGAGTTCGCGAACGCGGGCGGCGCTTTCGGAGTGATCGGCGGCGTGATGTCGTCGTTTTTCAGCGGCAATAACTTTTCCATCGGCCTGCCGGGATCGCCCTACGGCACCCAAGACATAATGCTTGCGGCGTTCGAGCACGACACCACGCCGACTTGGAGCATCACCGGGGAGACGGGGTGGACGACTGATTTCGCCCCCGGCGCTGATGGCCAGAATCACCAAGGCGCATTTGGCCGTTACGACCCCGCCACGTTCGACGGCGTGATTGCCGGCTCGCTCTCCAGCACACCGAATAATCCGGTTTTCGGGGTGTTCGCGGTGGTCGGTGCTATCGCATAGCGATGTCGCGCGTTCTGATCAGGCTTGGCCAGGAGACTCGCGTCCCGTAAAGGCCATTGAAACCAGCCGGAGAAAATTATGGCCATCCCGTCCGTCGCGACCAGCGCCTATCCGCCCAGCTTTGACGGGAACCCGGTGTCCTATGGGTTCGCCTTGTTCAGTCTGACGCTGATCTGCGCATTCTCGGTGGCCATGTTGTTGCAATATATGTTCGAGACGCGGGCGCGGCGCGCCGCTTACAAAGCGTTCGGCCAGCCGCCACAGCGCCCGCTCTCATGGTCGAACCCGCTGACCATTCACCGCTGCATCGTGATCTGTTTCCTATCGACGATCCTGCTCGGGGCCTTCCCTGATGTGCTGGTCCTTTTTGCATGGGGCGAGGCATCGACTTGGACCATGGATTTCCTTTTCCTGCTTGATCGCATCGGCGACGGCCTGACTTTTATTCCCTTCACCGTGGCCGTCGCCCTTTCCGCTTGGGGCCGACAGGTGGTGCCCCAACAGCTAATTCGTGATACGCATGTTGCTGTCAGGGCACCGTCGTGGCGAACGGTCAAAGACCAAGCAAAAATTGTTGCGATGGTTTCGATCATCGCAATCGGGGTAACGATAGCGAAGGCAAATGTAGGGCTATGAAGGGAACAGCCGCGACCGCGCTGGCAGCACCTAGCGTGGGACCGGCGATCGTCACACTTTTCGGCACCGATGTCCCGGTTCTTGCCCTCGGCCTTTCGGTCGCCGGGCTGGTCCTCGCCCGGGTGATCGCACCGCCTCCGCTCCGCAAATTGACGCGAGTCCAAGAGTTCTCGCTGACCCTCCTCCTGCTGGTGATCCTTTTCCTGATCGTGACCGGGCAACTGTTCGGCGGCGGCAAGCCGCTGGAGGCCGGCATGGCGACGGTATGGGGTATCGGCCTTGGCTTTTCTGGCCTGCTCGCCATCGAGTTCTTCGGGCAGCGCGTGATGGCGATGCTGAACGCCTTGTTCGGCCACGACCGCAAGCCGCCGACCGCCTGATTCGACAGGCGAGACTCGAAAGCTGCGCCGTGGTATGGCGCGGACATGGCCATCCCGTTCAACCCCCTCGCCGAACAGGTCCAGCGCCGGCTCAAGGCCCGGGGCCACAATCTGGGCACGAGCGGCCCGGCCGGGGATGGCGTCGATGGCATGGCGGGCAATCTGACCTTTGCCGCTGTCCTGGCCGAGATCCCGGACAGCACGCCGCAGCCGGTCGTCCTCAAGCCCGCCGATTCAGAACTGTCCTTCGCGCAGCGCCAGATCGACCTCGATCTGCTGTGCATCGCCTTCCCCGGCAACACGCGCGCGGCGCTGGAGCCGTGGGTCGAACCGACGCGGCAGGCCTGCGTCCGTTGGGGCATCGACACGTTCCGCGAGGTCGCCAGCTTCCTCGCGAACATCAATGTCGAGAGCGCCGGGCTGACCCGGCTGTCGGAAAGCCTGAACTATTCCGTCGAGGCGCTGATCGCCAAGTTCGGCCGGCACCGCATCAGCATCGCCGACGCCAATCGCTACGGCCGGGGCAATGGCCACGCCGCCGATCAGCAAGCCCTCGCCAATATCCTCTACGGCGGCGAGTGGGGCGCGAAGAACCTCGGCAATACGCAACCCGGCGATGGCTGGCGGTTCCGGGGCTATGGCCCGAAGCAACTGACCGGCCGCGCCAACCAGAGCGCGTTCGCTGCCGCCATGGGAATGAGCGTCGATGACGTGCCGGCCTATGTCCGCACGCCCGAGGGCGGCATGATGTCGGCCGGCTGGTTCTGGAAATCGCACGATCTGGACGCCAAGGCCGCAACGCCCGGCGTCGAGGATGATCGTCGCGC